CTATGCTCGATGCTAATAAAGATTTCTCAGATATTTCTTCCAAGCGCAAGTTTGCTAAAGAAGAGATAAATGGACCAAAAGAAGCAGCTCAAACTAACGTAACTAATAATAATTTAATCGTCTCAACCGCAGATTTACTCAAGATGCTGAAAGATAACAATGCTAAAGATGACGGTGTAATTGATGGGTGATGGATACTTAGGTAACTCGCACCTTAAAAAGGTCCAAGAGCAAATAGAATGGACGCCTGAACTACTTCAGGAATATATGAAGTGTGCCGAAGATCCTGTTTATTTTTCTAAGAAATATATTAAGATCGTACATGTTGATAGAGGCTTAGTACCTTTTGATATGTATGACTACCAAAAAGAAATTTGTGATAAGATATTTAATAACAGGCGTGTTGCTGTTCTTACAGCTCGTCAGTCTGGTAAAACAACTACCGCCTGTGCAGTTATCTTACACTACATATTATTTAACGAATTTAAGACTGTAGCTATCCTTGCTAATAAAGGAGATGCCTCCAGAGAGGTTATGGCTAGAGTTAAGTTGGCATATGAAGCACTACCTAAGTGGCTACAACAAGGCATTGAGGAGTGGAATAAAGGTAACATAGCATTAGAAAATGGTTGTCAAGTATTAGCTGGAACAACATCTTCAAGCGCTATTCGTGGTAAGTCTGTAAACTTTCTATATCTAGATGAGGTTGCATTTATTGAAGGGTACGATGAGTTCTTCGCTTCAGTATATCCAACAATTTCATCGGGTGAATCTACAAAGCTCTTAATGACTTCTACACCAAACGGATTAAACCATTTTTGGAAAACCTGTAAAGGGGCCAAAGAAGGTACTAACGGTTACGAATATCAAGAAGTAATGTGGTATGATGTTCCTGGCCGAGATGAAAAATGGCGTAAAGAAACAATAGAAGCGCTAGACCACGACGAAGCTAAATTTAACCAAGAATATTGCTGTGAATTTTTAGGCAGTTCTGGCACATTAATTAGCGGCGGTAAATTAAAAGAACTATATCCTGAGACACCTTTAGTTCAAGGAGAAGGTTTTATTCAATATGAAAGACCTGAAAAAGATAAACAATATGTAATAACTGCAGACGTTGCAAGAGGTAAAGGTTTAGACTATTCGACTTTTACTATTTTTGATATTAACGAAATGCCATATAGACAGGTCGCTGTCTTTAGAGATAACTATATTGGTCCAATCGATTTCGCATCTGTTCTAAACAGGTGTGGTAAACTATATAACGAAGCTGGTATCTTAGTAGAAATTAATGATATTGGTGGTCAAGTTGTCGATGTACTCTTATTAGATTTTGGATATGAAAATTTACTTTACACACAGAATTCTGGGCGTAGTGGAAAAGTACTTAGTGGTGGCTTTGGTAAAAATGTAGATAACGGGATACGAACAACTAAACTTGTAAAAGGTACAGGTTGTTCAATGCTTAAAATGCTTGTAGAACAAAACCAATTGTTTATACGAGATTATGAAACAATACAAGAATTGAGTAGATTTTCTAAGAAAGCAAACTCTTACGAGGCAGAATCCGGTTTTCACGACGATTTAGTAATGAACTTAGTTTTATTTGCTTGGATGACAGATCAGGCGTATTTCAAAGATATGACAGACATAAATACATTAACAAGACTCAGAGAAAAAACAGAAGAGCAAATTGAAGAAGAAATGTTACCGTTCGGTTTTATAGATGATGGAGACAATGATTTTGTGCACGACGACGGTATTAGATTATGAAAAAATGCCCTTAAATAGTAAATCAAGTAATTTATAAATAGAAACAGTTATATAAATTAAAAAATTAAACGCGTTTCTAATTAATTAAAGGAGAAAAACATGGCTTTTTCCGTAAGTCCTTCCGTCATTGTTCGTGAAGTGGATGCGAGTCAGGCAGTACCAGGCGTTGCAACAGCACCAGCGGCAATGGCTGGCATATTTAAATGGGGTCCAACTAACGATCCTATTCTAATTACCTCTGAAAATAACTTAGCTGATCGTTTTGGTTCACCAACCGACGACAACTATGAAACATTTTTCACAGCAGCAGACTACCTATCATATTCAAATGCCCTATACGTGGCACGTGCAGATGATGGATCAGCAACTGCAACCGGTACTACCCTCGCATATCACGCTAACAACGACATTAACACAGCAGACAGCATATATGCTGCTTTCGACGCTAAGTATCAAGGTGAATTAGGAAACTCAATTCAAGTTTCTTGGTCCACTTCTGGTGCTTATCAATCTAATATTGCAGCAGTAGGCGGTATCGAAGCTAATGGTATTGCTAATAATTCAGTAACACAAACTATTGGATTTAATTCATCTACATTCACATATGAATTGGCACAAGCTAGCGGTGTTCCCATTATTCCTGCACTATTTGCTGGTGACGTATTAGTCATTGGTAATTCAAGTGTTGGTTTCCAGGAACTAACTGTTAGTTCATCTACAGCCACTGACATCGAAGAAACAACTGGTACAGGTAATACTGCAGTAACTACAACTATTGGTGTAGCAACTGAAGTCGTATTAACAGGTAAGTATACACTTGCTGAAACTGAATTAAACAAAGTATCTATTACTAAAAAATGGCAACATAACAGACTATTTGGTAAAGCTCCAGCGGCAACTAATGTCCACGTAGCAGTAATTGATATCGATGGTAAAATTTCAGGTGCAATTGGTACGGTTCTAGAAGTATTCGAAGATCTTTCTACAACAGTAGGTGCAGTAGGTCCACAAGGTGCAACTAACTATTACCCAACTGTAATAGAAAATATGTCCTCTTGGATCAAAGTTGCAAATACTTCTGTTATTGGTACAGCCACTGCAACTGTAAATGCATACGAAACTATGGCTCTTGGTACTGATGCTACTACTGAATCAAATGCAACACTTGGTGCTCTAGCAGCTGCTTGGGATACCTTCAAAAATACAAACGAAATCGACATCTCATTCGTACTTCAAGGCAAGGGCGATGATCTTGGTGTTAGAGCAAATTATATTGTATCTAATGTTTCAGATTACAGACGAGATTGTGTTGCATATCTTTCACCATCTAAAGAAGCAGTAGTCGATGAACTAAAAACTCAAGCTAAGATGGATAATGCTATTGACTACCGTAACCGAATTCAGAACTCTTCTTATTGGTTCATGGATAGTGGTTATAAATATAGGTATGATAAGTACAATGATGTATATCGTTGGACTCCATTAAACGGTGATATGGCAGGTCTTTCAGCAAGAGTAGATCCTTGGGAATCCCCAGCCGGTTACAGAAAAGGTATCATTAAAAATATCGTTAAGCTAGCGTTTAACCCAAGCAAACCACAACGTGATCAGTTATATAGTGCGGATGTTAATCCAGTTATGTCTCAGGCAGGTCGTGGAATTGTACTATTTGGTGATAAAACAGGTCTAGGTCTTGCAAGCGCATTTGACAGATTAAACGTTCGTAGATTGTTTATCTCTGTTGAAAAAGCAATTGCCACTGCGGCAGAAGGTTTCTTGTTCGAGTTCAATGATGACTTTACTCAGACTCAATTCAAGAACATAGTCGATCCATTCCTTAGGGATATTCAAGGTCGACGCGGAATTATTGACTACAGAGTTGTTTCAGACTCTAGCGTTAATACACCCGATATCGTAGATGCAAACAAGTTCCGTGCAAGCATATTCATTAAACCAGCACGTTCTATTAACGTTATTGAATTAACATTCGTAGCAACTAGAACCGGCGTTGAGTTTGACGAAATTGTTGGTCAGATAGCTTAATAAATATATTAAAAAGGAGAAAGACACATGGCATTTAATATCAACCAGTTCAAATCAGAACTCGTCGGTGGCGGTGCACGTCCTACACTCTTCCAATGTCAGATCACCAATCCGGTTAATACCACTGCCGACATTAAAGTACCATTTATGGTACGGGCAGCTGGAATTCCTGAGTCCACAGTAGGTCAGTACTCTGTACCTTACTTTGGACGCCAGGTAAAATATGCTGGAGATAGAACATTCGCGGACTGGACTGTAACTGTAATAAACGACGAAGACTTCGCTATTCGTAACGCAATGGAAGAGTGGATGAATTTCATTAACTCTCACGATTCAAATTCAAGAGGTTTACCTCAACAGTACAAATCTAACGGGCAAATCACCCAGTTTAGTAAAGATGGTTCGCCATTACGTACTTATGTTTTTGAAGGCATGTTCCCCATTGCAATCGATGGCATTCAAATGGATTGGTCTGCTACTGATTCAATTGAAGAATTTAGTATTACTTTCCAATATGATCTATGGCGAGTTGAAGGTAACACCGGCGTACCGACTACATAATTATTATAATATGAGGAAAACAAATTGAGATTATTTGGATTTGAAATAAACAGGGAAGGCGAGGAGGTCGTACCACCGGCCTCCTTTGCTGAACCACAAAATGATGACGGTGCTATTACCGTCGGCAACGCTGTGGGTGGATTCTACAGTACTATTCTAGATTTAGAAGGTACTGCAAAGACTGAATCCGAACTTGTAACTAAATATCGTGGCTTGGCTATGAATCCTGAAATTACTCAGGCAGTAGATGAGATTGTTAACGAAGCAATCTCAGTAGATCTTGAAGATAAAGTAGTCGACATTATTATGGACGACACAGATTTACCAGACAAAGTTAAAGAAAAAGTATCAGAACAATTTCAAGAAGTCCTAAGTTTACTAGACTTCACTAATACCGGTTATGATATGTTTTCAAAATTTTATGTAGATGGCAGGGTTAACTTCCATTGCATAATTGATAACGACAATATTAAAGAAGGTATACGAGAATTACGTTATGTAGATCCTCGTAAACTTAAGCTTATTCGTGAAATGGATAAGAAAAACGTCGATAAACATTCAGGCGTACCAGTTAAAAGAGTAAGAGCTGAGTACTACATGTATTCAGAAAATGGTTTTGGCAGTGAAAAAGGATCAGGAACATCCGGTTCTCAAGGTTATAAGATCGCTAAAGATTCTATAGCTCGTATAACATCAGGTCAAATGAGTGAGAATAATGCGCTTGTTCTTAGCCACTTGCATGCTGCTATTAAACCAATTAATCAGTTAAGGATGTTGGAAGATGCGACAATCATTTATACTCTTACACGAGCTCCTGAACGAAGAGTGTTCTACATTGATGTTGGTAACTTACCTAAATCGAAAGCTGAGCAGTATATAAGAGATATGATGGTTCGTCATAAGAACAAGCTTCAGTATAATTCAGCAACTGGTGAAATATCTGATTCTCGTAAAATGATGACTATGACTGAAGACTTTTGGTTCCCACGTCGTGGTGGTGAGCGCTCAACTGAAGTTGATACAATTGCAGGCGGTAGTGCTGGTGGTTTAACAGATGATACTAACATGCAGTACTTCCAACGTAAACTATACAAATCGCTTAAAGTTCCATTATCACGTTTAGAGCCAGAAACAATGTATTCGTTTGGTCGTGTTTCTGAGATTACTCGTGATGAACTTAAGTTTGGTAAATTCATTCAGCGTTTAAGAAATCGTTTCTCGTCTCTGTTTACACAGATCTTAGAAAAGCAATTGATTCTTAAAGGTATTATGACACCCGAAGAGTTTGCTGAAATTAAGAACCAAATACGATATGACTTTATTCAGGATAACTACTTTACTGAATTAAAAGACGCTGAGATTACTCGTGAAAGATTAACAACTTTAAGAGAAGTTGATGAACACATTGGTACATATTATTCTAAAGAGTGGGTTCGCAAAAATGTTTTACGTATGTCTGATGAAGAAATTAAGGATATGGAAAAACAAATCGCCGCAGAAGTAGAAGCAGCACCTGACGAAGAACCAGAAGATGATCAAGATCAGGATCGGGATCAGGAGCCAAAACCCTTTAATGGATAAATATAATCAAATTAAAACAAATTTAGGAGATTTCAAATGAAGTCCTTTAGTAAATATATTTCAGAAGTTGCTCAGCCTAGTGAACGTGGTGCTGAAGAAGAGCAGGCTTTCAAGGATCAGCATACGTATGAAGTTATTCCGCATCCAGTAGCATTAGATCACCAGTTTACCGGTGACATTCCAGCTGCTGATGCAGCACGCCCGGCTGATAATAAAAACCCAGAGTCTACTTACGACACTGCATATGCTTATGGCATGAATGCAATGTTTGATAAAGCTGGACTTGGCGAATCTGCTGACGATAATCACACCGTAGACATTGATCATACGGGTGGATCTGATGCTAATGCTAAAAAGCATAACA